CTTCTTCGGGTGGCACTTCTGAGCCAGCAACCAAGTCAGACCAACGTGCAAAGTTTGGAACAAGACCAGACTGCAAGCGTGATGCAAACTCTTGAACACCGACTACCGCAGTCTCATCAAAGATGCGGTCATCACGGCGTTGACCCGGCGCATTAAAGTAAAAGCCCTCGCGCTGTGGCAAGGCATAGTCATAGCACTCTTGAAACAGATCTTCGAAAGGTGTGCGTTGAGTTCGCGCAGTTTCGTATTTCTTAATATAATGTTTTGCAGTCTCGTGCATTTATCTAACCCTTAAAGTAACCGCCGAAAAAACCAGCACCACCAGTGGGGCTAGATAGCAAAGCACGGCGACCAGTAGTCCGGCGTAACAAAGAAGCTTGCTGTTTAGCGGCACGCTCCCTGCTCCTACGAAGCTGTTGAAGTTCTGGCTGCATAGCTGTTTCAGTTTTTACTTGCTTTTGTAATCCAGAAACAAGATTGCCTACAGTGCTTTCCAATCCCTTTAATTTTTGCTTGTAAAATGAGCCAGTAGCGCCGGGCCTTTTAGATTTAGTTCGAATATCTTTTGCTTCTGCAAATGCTTTTTCTGATTCTTTTCTAATAGATTCGATTGTTCTAGGATCTACCCCTGCTTGAGCAGCGTCCTTAAAAAGAGACTCCGAAACAGAGTAAGTTTCAACAAATGCTTTTTGACGCGCTGCTGCTGCTTGAGCATCACGTTCTCTTTTTCGCTTCCATGCGCTTTCTGGCATTCCCATAACTATATCCTAACCTTTAAAATAACCACCAAAAAATCCAGAACCACCAGTAGGGCTAGAAAGTAAAGCGCGACTGCCTGTATTCCTGCGCAATAATGAAGCCCCCCTTTGGGCAACATCTTGTCTAAGCCTACGAATTTCTTTTAAAGTTGGCTGAATTTTTGCCTCAGATGCTAGTTTTTCTTTTGTTGGTCTAGTTTGCTCTGCAATAGCAGCTTCACGTTTTGCTTTTGTTATAGTTCTTGTTCGTTTCATTTGGGGGTTGGTGTAAGCCGAAACCAGTTTGCTTGTTAGTGCTTCGATTGTTCTGGGATCAGCCCCCGCAGCCACAGCTTCAGCTATTTGAGGTTGACCAATTTTAGCTAATTCAGCCTGATAACTTTTTGTAAAAAGATCTGTTGTTTCTTGTTTTGTCGCCGCACGTTTTTGTTGCGCGCGACCCGGCTTTGTAATTGTATAAACGGGATCAGCAATCCGACTAAAAATTGCCTCAGAAACTCTAGGGTCAATATCTTTAGACAAGTTAAGTTCTGCAATAAGACTTCGCTTTGCTTTATTCGCAGCTTCTCTAGCCCTTTTTTGGCCTGCAACTGAACCGGGTGGTGGCATTATTTCATCCTATTCCAAAAACTTTGTTTCGCTTGCTTGGGTTTCCGTGTAAATATATCAAAGTCCCGCTTCATAGTAAATGGTTTAGCGGTCTTGTTATTTCCGAGGATTTCGCGTCCTTCACCACCACCTAGCATTAGATATTGTAACGCATCATGTATATGAGAGAACCTATTCTTATCGGGCTTGTCATCGTAACGCTCGCCGGACACCTGCATACGCCGATACCCATAGCCACCTTCAAAACCTTTAATCAACTCCTTGCAGCGCGGGTCTATTAAGATACCTGACTTGCCCTCGACCAAACGGTTTAGTGTGCCAGCTACGGCCTCAATACGCAAGGAAACATCGTTGGATTGTGCGGGTCGTGCAATTAAACCAGCACCGCGCAATACTTGGAACGGAGTGCTTTCGTCAGTTTGCGCGCGAAAGTCACCAGCCGGGTCGCCAATAATACTTACTTCACACCCGCTATAACGTGTAGCAATCTCCTGCCGGAGTAACTCTGAGAATCGCACGATTCCCATGTCGAATGCGACGATCTCTTGGAGGATAAGCCACCGACCACGAACCCGCTGCCCAAAGACAGCAGCAGGAGTAAGACCAAAATCGAGACCCACAAAAACGGGAACTCCCGATGCGACTGGTATTTCTTCTTTAGCGATGTGTAAGTCTGGTGCAAACATTTGATATACCGGCTTCCCTTCATTAATCGCTCCAAGGCGATTCATTACGTAAACGTCTATCCATGATTTCGTTTTCCCCCGTATCAGATTCGAGTAGTAACTCTTCAACATGTTCTTTTGGTTTTCGGCACTCTCGTTTGGAAGGTATTCTATGACGCTGCCATCCTTGTCCTTTTCTTCCTTCATTCCTGCGGGTTGAGTGTAGAACTTCCAGTTGTCTGGGGCGACAAGCATTCTTGCCTCTTCTGCGGGTATATGATCTGGGACTGGGACTTCGCCGGACATGATAGGCCACCAATGATCCTCCTCTGGAGCGTTAGTATCTGCAATTACCCCCGTCCAACTCGGCCCGCCTTCACGCATAGATGGGAAACGTCCGACACGCATCGTGCAAGCATCAATAATAGACTTGGGTATTTCCCTAGCCTCATTAATCCAGATGCCTGTAAGTTCTAACGATAGCAGTTTCTTTACATCTTCTGGTCTATCAAGAGCCAGAAAGATTACCTCTAGATCGAGGTCGCCTTGCTTAATGTGGTGTGTATATGGCACAGACCATTGAAATTTACCCCACTGGTTCTCTGGAAACCAATCGAGCCAAGTCTTAATTGTAGTAGTCCGAAGCTGCGGGTTTGTATTCCGAATGATAGCCCAGCGAGAACGGCGTATGCCCTCCTCGTTTTTCTGCTGTGCTAATGCCCGGCGAAATACTTCAACGCAACAGCCAACAGACTTACCAGACCCAACAGGACCGCGAATGCCACGAAAGAAAGTATCATCCTTCATAAACTCCTTTAGGACATCACCATCAGGTTTATACTTAAATGTTGTCAATTTTGTTATCCACGCCAACCTTGAGAAGCTTTTCGACTACCTCAGGCGCAATAATAGATATAAGTTTATCTGCCTCATAGTCAGTGCAAAACTCTTTGGGGTGATGTTTTAGATGCACCTTCTTTACAATCGTTCTAAGAATGCGGCGTTCTTCTTCATTAATAGTGTGTAAAAAACTCATTTCATCATACCTAACAGTTCTAATAATGTTTTCCCTTCACCATAGCGGCTTTCTTGTTTTTGTTTTATTTCGCTATGAACGTCTGCCATTTCCTTTATACCCAAAGCAACTCCCACAAATCCTGCCCCCGCCACCACTGGCTGAGCAACTTTTGTTGCAACAAACTTAGGGCTTATCTTTGCAGTCTCTACCCAATCTGTTTTTGCCCGTGACAGATTTGTAAACAGACCTTCGTTTATAACTTGCTTAGACATTGGCTTCCCAGCTTTCACATCTATTCGATGTAAGTCAACTTGATTCCTAAGTGTTCTAAGCGCAGACTTTTCCTTTCCCTCTAGCCTAAACGAGTGATCACGAGAAGCATACGCATCATCTACCTTCTTTGAATGATGATATGTTAATGCTCTTTTCTTAGCATCAAAAAGTTCGTCAACATCAACTTCCATACTTTTTATGAGTGTGTTGTTTTGTTTTGCATAAACACGAGCCTTTTCTTTGCTTTGGGTAAACCAAGCACCCGGCCTTTTAGTTCGAGGCATACGTCCAGTAGGCTCGATGTCTTCAGCCCTATAGACTTTTATTTTAGCCATTACCGAATCCTCATATTGCTTTTTGGGCCAAGCTTCTTGCGGATATGCAAACCACGTTTCTTATGGCGGCGGCGAACTGGTGTTCGCGGTTCAAATACTGTTACTACCTTTTTAGCCATAACTTACCTGTGGTTGATCATATACTCATCGTAACGCTGTTCAGCACAGCGCGTAAACTCTTTCGTATCTACAGTGTGACCAAATTTCTTGCAAAGGTTGATTGCATTATTTACAGCCTCTTGCTCCAATCCGATGTTGCGTTTGCCATAAACCATATCAGCGCAGCCGCCCAACAGAACGGAAGCAACCAATATAGTGGCAATCTTAGGCACGACGATACGCCCGTGTTTTCTTGGCTATAGACTTTGGTTGTTTGGAAAACTGTTTGCCAGCACGACGAGCCGCACGTTTCTTTGCGGTAGTTCTACGATACTCTTCATCGCTAAGTGCTTTGATGGCTTTCTCTGGCAAGTAGCGTTCACCAGTAGCTTTCGGCCCTTGCGTCGAAGGCTTACCTGATTTGGTTCGCCACTTCTGCTTTGTCCAAGCGCGCAGCGACTTCTGGC